GCCCACGCATTGAATGTGCGGCGGAAGGTGTCGGAGCATGGCAATGACTTGCCGCTCGACGCCCCCCATACACCAGACTTCCGACAGGATTCCGAACGAGAACATCAGGCAACGCTCACAGCATCGAAGTTGCAGGACGTATCGGTTCCCACGTTGCAGTAAAACGCGGTCCCGGCCCCGCCGTCCGTGTGAATGAACAGGCACCCGGTCACGAAGCCCGCCGTGCCATCGCTTGGCACCGTGGCCCCGACGACGAACACCGCGTTGTTCCGGCCATCCTCGATGGCGACGCCACCCGCCGCTTGAATCCGAATTGGGGCACTCATGTCGGGGTCACTCCGTTAAACGTCACCGTGATTCCGTTGGGACGCCTTGCCCAGCGGGAGTAGATGCCATCGGACCCGTCTTGCATCTGGCCGATGAGTCCGCCCATGTTGGCGCGGCGATCCCGCGCGATGCTGGCCATGAGCGATTGCTGGAACTTTTGCGCGAACACACCCGGTTGCCCGTCAATGTGCATCTCGAACGAGGCGAGCACCGCGTCCTTGATGGTTTCGCTGTGATCCGACGCACCCCACGCATACTTGTTCGTGGTGGTCAGTTCCGAGGGTCGGACCTTGTACTGGTATTCCAAGATCGCCGTGGTGGCGACGGACGGATAGAACAGGATCAGGCTTCGCGTCCCCACGGTCGGGTCATTCGTGACCGAGCGAATCGCGAAGTGCGTCGGGTATTGCGTCCCCGTGCGGGAAGTCTCTTCCGAACGCCATTCCCGAATCACCGACTCGGGAACTTGCGTCAGCGCCCACTTGTTGGAACCGCCGGGGTTGTATGTGACGGGGGACAATAACCGCTCGAAGTCATCGCCGAGCGAGTAGTCGTCCTGAAACAATTCGTAGGTCGCACCGCTGGACACCGTCACGCTCGTATCCACAAGGGTTACTTGCGTCCCGCTGTCCCGCGTGTTGACTTCGTATTCCGTCCCATTCACGCTCAGGCGACCGGATGCCGCCCATGACGGGAATGTCCCGCCGGTCAACGTGACAACCCCGGAAGCGACCGCAATCGTGCCGGTCGAATACGGGGCTTGCAGCGTCAACGTCGTGATGGGTCGAAGGAAACTCCACTCGTGGGCGCTCACGCCGTCCACCGAGGGAGGGGAGTAGAAGGTCCGCAGGCCCGCATTGATGTTGCGGTCCACACGGCTTTGCTCGTCCGACGACAGGGCCGAGTAATCCCCGTCCCCGCCGTAGAACTGTTCAACGGCGAACAGACGCAGCTTTTGCAGGTCGAGCGTCAGACTGCTTTCCGCCATCAGCGCTCTCCGGACACAAAGCCACGAACATCGCCAACTCTTCCATCGTCGGTTCCGCGATCAGACGGACCCTCTTCCGGAGTACAAGCCAGCGATCAAGCCGCTTGCCAATCTCCGGAGGGGGAGTCCAATCGACGGAGTCAGGAAGCCCCAGCACTCGCTGGAGCTTCCACCTCACGTTGTCAGTCATCACGCGCGATCCTGAAACGCGGCGATCCAGTCCACGCTGATGTGGTTGGCAGCCGCACCATCGTTCTGGGTCAGCACCACCGGGCAGAGCGGCACGTCGTCCGGGAACGTCGCGGCGGCGAAGTTGGTCGCCGTGACTTCGGTCGGGAGAGCGACGCCGTTGACGTAGAAGATCAACCGCTTGTCGTCGGTCGCACCCGGATTGAACCGGAAGCCGACCTTGTACCAGGTGTCCGCGACGATGGTCGTGTTGTTCCCGGTCGGGGCTTGCTTCGTCTGACCGCTCTTTTTGTAGCTGGTCAGCATCGTGGCCCCGGCGGCACACAACGTCTGGAACCCGATGAAGTTGGTGTCGGCCAGTTCGCCGGTCGTGTCATCCATCTGCCCCGTCGCCACCAGCCCCGGAGCACCGAGGCCGACGAAGAAGGGCAGGGTGGTGTTCGCGACCGAACTGACGCGGAACCGGGCCTCGAACGCCAGAGAGAGCGGCGTCGTGGACGAAAAGTTGAACTGACCACCGTAGCCGTCCGTGATGCCGAAGTGGCCCTCGTCGTTGGCCGTGGTGTCGTGCAGGATGCGGAGCACCCCACCCTCACCCACGCCCGCCGATCCGAGCAACCGCGCCGTCACGCCGGTGTCGAGGAACGTCGTGACCCCCGCCGTCGTCATGAAGTCGTGGAAGACCCCGTAGCCGCTTTGGCCCGAGACCACCGCACGCTCCAAATCCATGTTGGCGAAGACGGTCGGGGACGGACCCCGCGTCGCCACAATCGAGTCACCGAACTGAATCGTTTCCAAGGCCATGTCAAAATCTCCCTGTGAGGTGAAGAGTGTCAGTCGCCAGAGAGATCAGGCGGCGCTGGTGGAGAAGACGAAGTTCTTGCGCGGGTCGAGACACGCGAATTGCATGGTCGAGTCGGTGAACTGGGTCACGACCGTGTGCTGGTCGCGGCTGGTCATCGGCTCCGAGCGACGGTCGACGAAGCCCTTGAGGTACGCGAACCGCCAAGTATCGAAGCACAGCCCGTAGATCGGGTTGTTCGACGAACCGTTGTTGTCGAGGTACGGAACCCAAGTCACATCCATGCCCATGAACATGGCCTTGCCGTCCTTCGAGGCCACGTCGTTCGTCTTGAGTTCGCCTTGCGCTTCGGCGAGTTCGTCGAACGCTTCCACCACGGTTCGCGTGGTGAACAGCCCGTAGTCGAGCTTCTTCCGCGTGGTCGACTCGCCCGTGAGCGACGGGTAGTTGACCGGCGGGGTGAAGTTGCACAGACGAACCGCAGCCCGCATCTTCTTCACGAGGTCAGCCTTGGTGACGGTCGTGTACTGGCCGGTGTAGTTCTTCCAGCCGGAGTAGGTGTTCCGGTCCACACCGCCCGGTCCCGCCGTGAAGCCGCTGGCGTTGCCGCCGTTGAACCCCTCGGTGTTGGACTGAACGATCCAGTACGGAATCCCGAACGGCAGGAGCGTGTCCGTCGAGTCGGCGGGCTTGCTCCAGAACGCGGCTTCGAGCTTGTCCGCGTGCTTCCGCTGGCTGTCGACTTCACGCTGCTTGATGAGGTCGAAAATCTTCTCCTTGTCCCCGCTGTTGAGGGCGGGTTCGCGGATGTCGTAGGACCAGTCATCTTGCAGGTGACGCCACGGCACGGACGCCGTGACATACGCCTCGTTGATGGTCGGACGGGTGACGGCGGCGAGGCCCACCCAGTTCGAGGATTGATCGTTGCCCAGCGTTTCCACGCGCCACTCGTAGCCGGTCCCACCACCCTGCGTCATCCGCTCCTTGCGAAGCAGTTGCGGGATGATGTGGTACTGGTACTCCTGAACGATGGAGACGAACTTGGTGCGCTGGATGTGGTTCTGCGTCGCCTTGACGAGCGAGGCGAGGTCCGTCGCTTGAATGACAGCCATGAAAGGCTCCTTTTCTTAGCGGCCTCAGTGAGACCGAACGAATTTGTCGATTTCCGCGAGCGCCTTTTCCCTGCCTGTCGCGGCGTCGTCCGAGTGGAGCGCTTGCGACGGCACGGCCAAGGTGTTCCGGCCCCGTTGCTTGAGCTTCTGCGTCAGTTGCAATCGCTCGCGGTCGGCGAGTTGTTTGCGGAACACGACGCTGACAGCCTCTTCAACCAGCGTTTCGAGGGGCGGCACGGCCTCCCCCGGTTCACGCTCTTCGCGCATCAGGGCGTCCACCTTGCGAGCAATCGCACGGCGGGCCTGTTGATGCTGCGGATTCGACAGGGCGGAAAAGGAACCTCGCCCGACAAACTCTTCATCCACAAGACGATCCAAGGTCCGGTCGAATTCCTCGTACCGCGACGCACGAACCGCCTCTTCCTGTTGCTGCCGGTACTGTTCAATCGTCGGCAGGTGTTTCTGAACCTGCTGTTGCAGGCCGCCGTATTGCTGATGGACCGCGTTCAATTGCTGGTCGTAGAACTGCTGCATTTGCGCCAATTGCTGCGCGAAATGCTGGTTCATCCCGACAATCGCGGGGTCGTATTGATCCGGGTTCTCCAGCTTGAACGGCTGGACCTGAAACCGCTGTTGTTGCTGGGCCAACGCCTGTTGTTGCCGCCGCTGCGCCACCTCTTGGTTGACGTACTGGCGGAACAGGTCGACACTGCCGAACGCCCGCATGTCGGCAAAGCCGATCCCGAGCGCCTTCGCCATCTGAAAGTCGACAGCCTGAAACCCGTCCGCCGGTGGGGCAGGAGCGGGTGCAACGGGGGGAGACGGCGGGGGAGCACCGCCAGGAAGACCCGCACCGTCTCCGTCCCGTTGCTCCGCTTTGAGTTCCGGGGCGGGGTCCGCCTCCAGAACATTGTCTTGAGGCTCGCCAGCCAGCGCGTTGTCGATAGCGCCCAGCGCGTCGTCATTGCGGTCGTCAGACAAATGGTCGAAACCACTGTCCACGACGACATCGCTCGACACGTCAGAAGACGCCGGTGCGGCTGATTCCAATTCGGCCATGAGTGCGATGCTTGGGCGGTGCTCGCACTAACGTCGTTCCGTCAGTCCTGTGACGCGGCAGAATTCACTGCGGTGTCGCAGAGATCGGAAGCACGGCCTGCCTTCCCGGTCGTACCGAGTCGGACATCCGGCTTCCTTCAACATCTGTGTCGCCTCGGCGATCCGGGATGGATGCACCGCAGCGGCGTCGCTTTTCAACTCCCGGCCTTCGCGGAATGTGATCCCCGCGTGCGGAACGGTGAGTTTCGTGGGCTTCGCGTTCTCTCGCAGCCACGCCTGAAATTCGGCCTGAACTTCGGAGAGGGAAGCGGAAGGTGGCAGTTTGCTCTTGAAATCGGGCATTGCAGGAAAGCCGGGCGGCGCTTCCTGTCTCAGAGAATAAGCACAACTGATCCAGCGTGTCAACACTATCAGTTTTGCTTATTCTGATTTCCGCCCGCCATCAACCGCTGGATCATGCTCGACTCGTCCCCTTGCATCCCGCCAGCCCCCTTGGAAACGCGGTTTTCCGTGGAGACTTTCACCGGCGGCGTGCTCGGTTCCGACGCCTTGAAGGAATCGCTGGCGTTCAGGGCCATGCCTTGCGACTGCACGAGATCGTTCAGTTCCGGCAGGTTCATGTACTGGGCCAGCATCTTGACGTACTGCGTGAAATCGATGCTCAGGCCCTGTTGTTGCAGCATCGGCTGGGCGGGCAAGAGCGTGCTCATCATCAACTGGCTCAGTTGCTGCGAGCGTTGTTGCGGGGTCTGGAACACCATCGAGTACGGCTCGATTTCAATCTCGTGCTCGAAGAAATCGTACTGCCGTTCCTCGGGCGTCAACGCCACTTCGATGGCACCGACCGGCGAATCCATCTCGGCGCGGTACGTTTCCGTGGGGTCGGTCCACATCCAGTACGCCAGATCGGTCAGCACGCCCTTGGTGAACAGGGCAACCTTCTGCCGCATCGCGTTGATGCGTTCGGAACTGTTCTGATTCAAAATGGCGTCTTGCGTTGCCGTGTCCGTCTGCGCCGACAGGCCCCCCAGCGTTTCGAGGTTCCCCGCCAGCGTGGAGAACATCTGGTTGCACTGGAGCATGAACCCGAACGTGGATTGGTCGATCCCGCCGAACGCCCGCTCCTGAATCGCTTCGGGGGATTCGACCGCCACCACGTCGCCATCGTTGGCGTTCATGATGGTCATCGCGTCCTTGCCGCCGTTCTGATTGCTCATGTTCGGGGCGAGGCCCACCGACTTCGCTCGTTCGGCTTGGCGGATCAGCTTCCGCATCGCCGAATTGATGAAATTGTGGAGATGAATCCACGTCGCCGCCGGGGCGAGGGGCATCACGTTGCCGTCGACTTCGTTGTAGAACAGAGCGTGATACGGCCCGCGTTCCGGACCTTCCCAATCGACCACCCGCAGCGGATACGCGGGGTAGTGTTCGCAGTACGTCACCACCTTCCGCTCAGCGCGGACGTACACCTCCCACACCTCGACCTGCTTGTGCAGCTTCCCGCGATCCGCTTCACCCGACATCTCCGCCAGCCGGGCGTCGCCGTCCTCGTTGACGTTGAGGTTGTCCTGTTCGCGCAGCTTCGCCCGCACCCGCTTGTCCCACTCGGGGTTGCGAATCGCATCCTTGAGGGCCACGCGGTACTTGTGCCCCATGTACTCGGCGGTGTCGAAGCTGCTCGCGGTCATGTCCACCACGTAGTCATCCAGCAGGATCGACTCGACGAACGGCGTGCTCGTGGTGACGTTCTCGCCCCCGATGTTCTTCACGCCGTTGGACTTCAAGCCCACCTTGACGATGCCCATGCCGAACAGGCTGTTCCGCACCGACCGCTGCAAGGCCCGGTGAATGCGGTAATCCTCCAGCGAGGAATTCATCACCAGCCCGAGCTTCGTCGCCCCGGCCCGATACCGGCGGTTCTTCGTGAACACGTTCACACGCGGCGGGTTCCCTGCCAGTTGTTGCAGGTAGATCGTCGTCGCCTGCTCCATCTTGTTGACGGGGTTCGCCTTTTCGTTGGCCTTCTCCCCGTAGAAGTCGCCGACGTACTCCTTCCAAAGCGTGATGTACTGCTCTCGCCACGGAGTCAGCTTCTTGCGAGACTCCATCACGGCGTCGATCAGACGCGGCAGAGGCACCTCCAGTCCCGACTCGGGAGCGGACTTTTCGCCTTGTTCCATCTCGATTTCGTCGTCGGTCGCGATCATGGGATTCACCACTTGCTTGAGAATTTGTCACCGTCAGAATCCATCGCCCGACGCTGCCGCCACCCGAACGACCCAAAAGGAAAGTCGTCCATGACGGTTGGCTGTCGACGCTCGTTTGCAATCACGTTTGGGCGCGCAATGAAGTTGGCCAGCGCGTCGGCAATCACGCGGTCGCCGTGGTTGTCGCCGCCGTCTTGCGCTTGAGCGATGCTCACATGCTCGACCGATCCGTCCGCCATGTTCTTGAACTGCTTGCATTCCAAGAGCGCCTTTTCGGACGGGTTGAAAAACTTCCCGTTCGCCAGCGCCTCGCGGTACTGAATCAGCAGGTCCTTGGGCGTCCACCGCGCATCAACCTTGGTATCGTCCCGCTTCATGTACACCCTGCGGAACCCGAGGTCTTGCGTCACCACTTTGCCGAACGTCAGCCCCGGCCCGCCGCCGTCCCAGATCATGAACGCCGGTTCGTTGCCGCGTGCGAAGAACTGACAGAGATTCACCGCAGTCCGCGCAAACGCTTCCACACCCGTCTTGTTATGTACCCACTCGGCAACCTTTTCCCCGCTGTCCCGATCCACGACCGAGGCAACGGAGTCAGACGCCCCGGTTCCCTGTCCGATGTCGCACGCCACGACGAAGTTGCGATGGGACGGTGGCACATAATCACGCCCCATGTCGAGCCAGACAGAGAGGGGTCCACGGTTGTCTTCCTCGAACCGCACCACGTCGCCGTCATCCCGCAGCCGTCCGCGATACAACGCCGGTCGGCAATGCGTGGCGATATGGGCGTCGATCCCCACGGAGTCGAAGAACGGGTAGTCCGACCCCTGGTAGTCGATGTCTAATTCCGCCGCGATTTCCACGGGGTTTGGCGTCCGGTCACATTGCCTGTCGTACCACGGGGACCGCACACCCTCGGGACAACTCGGCTTCTGCTCGCGGAACACATACCCTTCCGGGGCGCCGGGTTCCAGAATCTCGATGCCGCGCTCGGTCGGCTTGTACAGCCCGATCCGCTTTTCGGGATGGAGCGACCAGTGCGCCCGGAACGTCCGCGTCGTTTTGCGTGACGCCGCGAAGTAGTTGCTTTCCCCCTTGGGCGTGCTGTTCAGGATGCGGCAATTCGTGTTGGCTTGCGTCGCCGCCGCGATATCGTCACCGCCGCCGGGGCAGGCCGCCGCTTCGTCCCACAGGATCGCCGTGCGTCGTCCACCGCGCCCCGCATCCGCGTTCGTGGATTCCCCTTCGATCACCGACTCCGTCCCCGGAAAGTCCAT